GTATTCGCCGCAGATCTAGTGGTATTTTTAATATTACCGGCTCTACTTCCTCCGACACATACTTCAACTATTCTAATAGTCTTCTTTTTTATCGAAGTGGATCTTTGACACTCAGCTTAGGAAGCAGCGGTATTAATGTCATTGGAAACGTATCGGTTTCAGGCACAGTAGATGGCCGAGATGTTGCAACAGATGGTACTAAGCTAGATGGTATTGAGGCAAGTGCCGATGTTACTGATACAACTAATGTAACTGCTGCAGGAGCTTTAATGACTACTGGCGGTAGTGTCACAGGGGATGTGTCTTTTGGTGATAACGATAAAGCCATCTTCGGCACGGGTTCTGACTTAGAGATTTACCACGATGGGACTTATTCTTACATTAAGGATGATACTTCTGCGCAAATGAGGTTTCAAAACGGAGACTTTCAATTCTATAGCGCAAACGGGTTTCAAAATATTGCAAAATTCCATCAAACCGATGGAGTAGAGTTATACTATCAAAATAGCAAAAAGTTTGAAACAACAGCAACAGGTATATCTGTGACAGGTTCTATAGACGTAACCGATATCGCAACTACACAACAAAATTTAGAAGTCGATCCTGCAGGTACAGCAGTGGCTTTAGCAATTGCATTAGGATAATAATATGGCAAATACTTTTAAGAACTACGTAGCAAGTAGTGTCGGTACAAGCTCAACTACTGTTTATACAGTACCTAGCTCAACTACTTCAGTTGTAATCGGTTTAAATCTTGCTAATAGAACAACAAATCAAATTTCAGTAGACGTTCAATTAGGTTCTACTTATATAGTTAAAGGGGTGCCGATTCCAGCAGGATCGGCGCTTTCTGTACTAGACGGAAAAATTATTGGAGAAGCTGCAGACACAATTTCAGTAACTTCTGATACTGCATCTTCTTTAGATGTAATTCTTTCAACCTTGGAGCAAAGCTAATGAGTAAGCAAACAGAGTTAGCACAGGTTGCAGATACAATTACTGTAGACTCTGGCAATGTTGGTATTGGCACAGATTCGCCTAGTTTTGCAACTGCAAGCGGTTCTGCAACTGGGCTGGAAATCGCAGGAACAGTGCCAGCCTTAAACCTTAATGCAGGATCAAGTGACGAGTTTTTAATTTACGGGGGTTCATCAAATGCTAATATTTTGGTTGCTAACAACAACCCGTTACGAATTATAACTGGTGGCGCAGAACGTATGCGCATCGATAGCAGCGGTAATGTTGGGATTAATACAAGTTCGCCTAGTGATGTTTTACACGTAAGCGGTGGGTCTAGCACTGACGGTATATTAATCCAAAACCCGTTGAATGGCTCTTTTTATAACGCAAAGTTAGAGTTTACTAGAGATAATACATTGGCTGGCGCTAAAATACAGACTGAAAGAAATTCCGCTGGTGGTGTTGGTTTAAGTTTTAACTACACCTCTTCCAATGCGAATGAAGTAAGTGGCACATATTCAGAAGCCATGCGCATCGATTCCGCTGGCCGTGTCACGATGCCATACCAACCGTCGTTCCTTTGCCGCCCTGCAGCAAATTACGCAATTACCGCAGCCGAAGACACTATCGAAGGTACGTGGTCGGCTGACTATAACGTCGGCAACCACTTTAACCTCTCAGGTGGGGTGTTTACCGCCCCTGTGTCCGGCGTCTACGCATTTAGCTGGTCTATATTTGCTTCCGGTAGTTTAGGTACACGCTCTGACGCGTGGATTTCTGTGAACGGGGTTCAGCGTATGCGCACTGAAATAGGTAGTTACAACGCAGCTACCACGAACAGAAACCAGCATGTACATGGGCAGTATCAGCTGTCAGCGAACGACGTAGTACGGTTTGGTACGTATCAGAATAATAACTGTACAGTTTATATTGCAGTGTCACCGTGGTCGTACGCCGCTGGCATCTTGATCGGCTAACTCACAACAAAGGAGGGCGTCATGCCTAATATTACAATCACACTAACAGACACTCAGCTTAAAGGCTTAGAGTACGCTGCATTATCTCCACAAGACTGGGCTGAAAACGCAGTCACTGAACGTGCGAGAATAGCCAATGACGAGATCGTTCAGATGTACACCAATCGTGCATTAGATGAAGGGGTACAAATCCCAGCTACTCGTGAGCTTATAGTAGCTGATGCTTTCACAAGAGGCTGGGCTAAGACAGCAGCACAAGTGCAAGCTGAAGCAGAGGCACAGGAGACACCTTAAATGGCCGGATATATAGGTTCTAAATCATCAGTAGTAAGCTCTGGTGTAGAGAATAAGAAAGTTATTACAGCTACGGCTGGACAGACTTCTTTTACAGGCTTAACGTACTCACCTAATAGGGTTCACGTATTCCAGAATGGTGTACGTCTTGTAGATGGTACAGACTATACAGCTACTAATGGTACTAGCCTTACACTTACAGTAGGCGCTTCAGTAAATGACCAAGTTGTTGTTGTGTCTTATAGTGGATTTACTGTAGGAGATGTAGTTCCTGCAAGTACGGGTGGTACGTTTAGTAATGCAGTTACTATAGATGCTGATGGCGCAACTGTTTTGACCGTGGATCGTGCTACCTCAAACGGAACGATTATTGATCTGCAGAAATCAGGAAGTTCTGTGGGTGTTCTTGGGGTCAACGGTGATCGCATCTATTTAACGAATGCTCAAGAAGGCATTATGATAGATCAATCTGCCAACAACCTTTCACCAACGTCTAGCACTGGTACATTCAATGACAACGCAATGGGCTTGGGTGAAAGCGGCAATCGTTGGAAAGACCTCTACCTCTCAGGCGGTGCCTATTTGGGCGGGACAGGGTCGGCTAATAAGCTGGATGACTATGAGGAGGGGAGTTTTACGCCCCAATACGGGACTACAGCCAGTGCACCCAATTACGTCTATACCGCCCAATCTGCTAATTACGTTAAAATAGGTAAAATGGTATTTGTCCGATTTTATATTAGAATTTCATCTGTAATCACCCAAGGTTCTGGTATCTTGAAAATAGACAATCTTCCTTTTGTTGCTCAAAATGATCCGTACAACGGATGGGGTGGCTCTGTTGGATGGAACGGAAAGTTGGCAAATTGGGGAAGCAACCCATACAACCTTGCAGTAATTAAAAACACAGACGATGCCTTTATCCACAACTTGAATATGTCCACAGGTGCTATTGACGACTTACAAGCATCTGCTGTGAATGCTGGTTGCATTATAGAAGGCAGCCTTATGTACGAAACAACATAACCACCCCTGTTGGATCACAGGGTATTTACCAAGGCTGGAAGCCTTGACAGACAGTCCAACCATCAAAGGAGATAAACGATGGCACTAACAGAAGAAACAGTACAAGACAAAATAGAGATCGTAGGCGACTACAAGCATGTGCAAGTACGCACTGCCACAGTTATCAAGCGTGGTGACGCAGAGATCAGCCGCAGCTTCTCACGCCATGTCGTTGCACCGGACGCAGACATCACAGGTGAAAGCGCAGAGGTGCAAGCCATCTGTAATGCAGTACACACACAGGCTATCAAAGACGCATATGCAGCGCATCTAATAGCATCACAGGAGATTTAACAATGGTAGGTTATATAGGTACACAACCAGTACCACAAGCCACACAAACAAGAGACAGTTTTAATTGCACTTCAGGACAAACAACTTTTGGTACAGGTGGTTATACTCCACAGTTTTTAGATGTATATTTAAATGGTATCTTTTTAAATAATGGAGATGACTATACAGCAGCTAATGGTTCAGAGGTTGTTCTTACTTCTCCCGCTTCAGCAGGAGACATTCTTGAGGTTGTTGCCTATACTACGTTTGAAGTAGCTAACGTGTCAGGTGGTGGCATGTTCAAGGGCGATAACGGTACGGTTGGCTCTAGGGCTGGTGACATCTTCCGCATCAATGAGCAAACTCTCAATACAAATACAACGATAGACGCAGATGAGAATGCCTCATGCGCTGGGCCTCTTACCCTAGCCACTGGTGTGACACTCACCGTCAACGGCAACTTAACGGTGGTATAGATGGTAGGAACATTAACAGTACAGAACTTGCAGGGGCCGACATCTGGTGCCAATGCTAACAAGGTGATTGTGCCTAGTGGTCACACATTTATCCCTAGTTCTGGGCAGATTATTCAGACGGTGCAGTACTTGCGAGCAGGGGCTACAGGCTCCAATTCTTCTTCTCGTGTAGATGTCACCACAAGTACTTACGTGGATCTTATGTCTAAGTCTATTACAACCACTGTTGCTAACTCCAAGGTAAGGGTGATGGTAGGGTTGGTTGGGTACAACAGTACAACCGAACTTCGTGGCAGCGTCAGGCTTTACAGAGATTCTACGATTATAGATGGGGATCTATATGCGATGTATTCTGCTACCCAGACAATGTGTAACTTTATAGTTGATAATATTGACAGCCCAAGTGCATCTGCTGGAACTACCCTGACTTACAAAATACAAGGCAATAATAATGGAAGCAATACCATGATGTATTTATACCAAGACGGTGCCGGTGCATCTAGCAACTCTATTACTCTACAGGAGATCGCACCATGAGTACTCTCTACGTTGATAATCTCCAGCCTAACTTGGGTAGCCGTGTCATGGCGGCAGGGCATGTGGTGCAGGTGGTTAGTAATCAAAGCAATGCATCGTTTTCTTCATCTGGTGGGGATGCTTCATTCTCTAATGTTTTATCTGCTACTATTACCCCCACAAGCGCATCAAGTAAGATAAAAATAACTACTTGCGCCGTATATTACTGTACAAATACCAGTTCCTCTGTAAATCACAGGTTTAGACTTGTTCGTGACGGTAATCCTTTGTCAGATTACAATGGAGCGCAAGACAGTGGATCATCACAGTACCTCCAGTACCGCACAAGCGCAGTTAATAACCACATTCCTGTGCCGTTTAACTTTACATGGATAAATAGCCCTAACACAACGTCTGCGACTACTTACACACTACAAGTACTAGCGACCACATCTTCCATGCTGCTTTACGAAGGTGGGTTTATCTTTTTAGAGGAGATCGCACAATGACCAGCATAATCAAAGTCGATCAAATCCAGACAGCGGCTGGCGGTGTTCCTACTGCGGGTGACTTGGGGCTTGATATTGCGGGCAGTGTCATTGCAACGCACAAGTTTGTAAGTCCAACATTGTCTGATACAGCGATTACATCAGGTTCGTTCACGACACTAGACACATTTACGTTAGATGTAAAACGCAACAACTCAACGATGATCTGGTGGGTAGATACTCAGCAGTACATCAAAAGCATAGGTAACACTAACTTAGCCATGCGATTGCGGGTTGATGGTGTTTCCGTTGGAAGTGATGTAGACCGTGCAGACGCAAATCAAGCAGGGTTATATCATGTTTGGTATGGAAATACTTCAAGGGAAGTATTGTACAACCATTTCGTCACACAACCGTTGACCGCAGGGTCACACACTTTCACATTAGATGTCGCAAGATACAGTTCAGGAACCATTACTTTGAAGTATCAAGGCGGCGGGTTTCGTTATCTCGTTCAAGAAATCGCAGGCTAAAGGAGGCCAATAAAATGACAACAGTATCAACAGCATTAACAGAGCTTAACGTCACAGAGTGGGTACTCCGTGGAGAGCCTACAACAGAAGCAGAGTTTGGCACTATGTTTGCCAAGGTCACAGGCGCAGACGCTAATGGCACAGCTATCGAAAGCACAAACCCCGCAGACTGGGGTACAACTTGGGCAGCAGTAGTAGCCAAGCGTGACGAACTCATTGCAGCAGAACCTATGAAGCTGCTTAGAGCAGAACGTGATCGTCTGATTGCAGCTACTGACTGGTGGGCTGGCTCAGATCGTACAATGACAGCAGAGCAGACAGCGTACCGTCAGGCGCTGAGAGATATAACTGCAAGTGCGACATCACTAGATGATGTTACTTGGCCTACAAAACCGTGAGGTATTAGTTTATGAGCAAGGCAAGGCAACTAGCCGACTTAGGCAATCAGATAGATGATGGGGCTATAACTGGCACCAACATGATTATTAATGGGGCGATGACCGTGGCACAGAGGGGGGTGACAAGTACGTCTAGTGGCTACAAAACTGTAGACAGGTTTTACACTCAAGATGGTTCAAGTGGGGCTGTAACTTGGTCTCAATCTTCTGATGCGCCTGATGGGTTTGTTAATTCAGTAAGCCTAGAGGTAACTACTGCTGATAGTAGCATCGCAACAAACGAGTACATGCGCATCTTTCAGAACGTTGAGGGCAATGTTTCGTCAAGTCTGGCTTGGGGTGGCTCTGGTGCTAAACCTGCGATGTTATCATTCTGGGTGAAATCATCTATTACTGGAACCTTTGGAGTTGCCCTTCAAGACGGTCTGGCTGCCACTTCTTACCTTCAGACTTACACCATAAACTCAGCCAATACATGGGAATACAAAACGGTATATGTACCACCTGCAACATCTGGCACATGGCCTACAGATAATACACAATCAATACGGTTGGCTTTTAGTTTTGCTATGGGGTCGCAGTACACCCAACCAGCGTCATCTACATGGTATACTAGCGGCGATTACCGCGGGCCAGACGGTGTAACTAACATTATGGCTACAGTTGGTAATACGGTTAAAATCACAGGCGTCTGTCTGAATGTTGGTGACAGCGCTATCGCCTTCCCGCACGAAAGCTATGGGGAGACCTTGGCTAAGTGCCAGAGGTATTTTTATCGGTACACGGGCGCATCAGATGATCGTTGGGGGGTTTATTACTCTAACAGCAACACCACTACTTCAACCTCTGTATCGTTTCCCGTAACGATGCGGTCCCTCCCTACGGGCGTTGTTTCTAGTAATGGGCTGCTTAGGGTTAGAGACTTAAGCGATGGAGCAGGGGGAGATATAACCCCTTCAACATTAACCTGTTTAGCGCCTACAAAAGACAGGTGGAAAATTGCTGTAAATGCTCAGTTGTCCAATGCAGCGCAAATACTGGCTTTTGCAACAAAACTAGACTTTGATGCGGAGGTATAGTCATGGATAGTATGAACATTACAGCAGCGCAGTACCAAGTGGGCATGGAAGGCAACAACTCTGGCATCCAAGCCACCATCGACGGTACTGAAATGTCAGTACCCCTTGACCCAGCCAATCGCCACTACGCAGAGATCATGCGGCAGGTTGAGGCTGGAACCTTAATCATACAAGAGGCAACTTAATAAACATGAGCAAAAGAAAATCTCGTTATGCTACTAAAAACAATATACATAGAATAGGATTTCATGTCATACCAAAGAATGAAAAGCAAGATAAACTCATTCGCTCTATTAAAGTCTATCCTATTACTGTTACTATTGGTTGCGCTGGAACCGGAAAAACCTTCTGCAGTGCAGGAACGGTC